ATGGTGACATTCCAACTCGCCCCGATAACCTCAACCAGTTCACCGCGTTACTCCAAGAGTGGCACGATGTTCCGGAGCGCACCAGATTCAACATCTATGCGAGCCAGGGTGACGGTCGTCGGATTATGCAAGAGACCTCGATGAAGGTTATCAATCGCAAGATTGACGACGACATCTACGAGGAACTCAATACTGCAACCACAACTTGGGGCGGCGCCGCGGCAGCAACCGTTGCACTGGTCTCCACGGCTCGAACTATCCTGGCGAATAACTTCGCCCTGGATGAAGAGCCATGGGCGATCATCACCCCAGCATTCTGCGGCCAGCTCATGGGCTTCCAGCAGTTCACTTCAAGCGACTTCGTAAACATTAAGGGCTTCGAGAACGTCAGTAAATCTCGTGCCTTTAATTGGTACGGCGTCAACTGGATTGTGGACGCGGGACTTCCAGGCACTGCCACTGCAACAGCGGATTGTTTCATGCATGCGAAGGCCGCGATCGGCCATGCGTGTGACATCGAAAACATCCGGTGCGAAGTGGGCTACGACCGTAAGAATGACAAGTCGTGGGCGCGGTGTTCAACCTTCATGGGAAGCAAATTGCTACAGGACATTGGCGTGGTCAAGATGACACACGATGATACTGCTGCTTTCCCTGTCAACACCACATAATAGGAGGTGAACAGTGGCTTATTCAACACTTAACCCGCCTCGTATCATCGCGACCTCAGTTGGGTCGTCTGATGGTGCTTTGTGGATGTATGTATCTGCTGATGTCCTCGCAACCGTCATCGGTGCTGGCTACATCACGAATGGTGATGATCTCGGAATGAAAGTGGGGGATGTAGTTCTTGTCTCTGACACTACCACTCCGCTCGGATCAATCGCTGTCGTTGATGCAGTCGCCGCTGGTGGTGCTGCAGAACTGACGTAAGTACTGCGTAACTGGGGGCCGGTCCTTCTCTCCGGAGGGGCCGGCCATTTTTGGCCAGGTTGATCTCTGGCCCTTTTTACATTGGAGAACCAGTAATGGCAACTAAAAAAGCAGCGGCAAAGACCGCAACTAAGACGCCAACATCAATACCAGCAGTCGCGCCCGACAGTGCCGTCGAGGCCAGCACGGAGCGGCTACCAGTCAACCCTGTCAAACCAGGGGATGTGAAACTTGGAGAGCAGATGCACAACAACTGGGCATGCTTCCTTCCTTCCGACTACACCCAGGGCCAGGTCGAAGACCAAAAGACCTGGACATTCATGGCACCAAAATTCAAGGACATGGACCTGATCCGATGCACCGCCGAGGATGGATCCTGGATTGCCCTGGCCTGCATTCGACGCACCGTGTCGATGGAGGTGAACGTGCAGGTCTACGACTGGATCGAATTGTCAGCACCGCAAATCGCGAAGGAGATCGTGATCGGTGATGACTATGTCATTCGTCACTTCGGATCCGTTCGCAAGTTTGCAGTCTGCAACCAGGCAAACGGCACCGTAGTGAAAGAGGGTTTCACGACCCAGGTACAGGCGATCAAGTACGTCACTGACCACATTCAGCAAACTGCTGCGGTCGCATAACTCTATGAGGTAGGACATGGCTACAAAGCTGTCGTTGTACAACGGCGCACTGCAACTACTCGGTGAACGGCGACTGTTGACGGACACGGATGATGTCTCGACTCGCTATGACCTTGATGCCCTTTACGATGTAGACGCAGTCGATTATTGCCTGGAGATGGTCAAGCCCAGGTACGCAACTTTGCTCACCCAGCTGACAGGCGCACCGCCTGCCGGCGACAGTGGCTATGCCTTCGAGGCGCCGCTACCGTCAGACTTCGTTGCGATGTTCAACCTGATCGATGGTACGCCTGCCATCTATCGAGATAACCTTGAACAGTCACCGATCACCAGATTGATTCGGCAGAGTACCGACCTGCTGAGTGACGTCGAGTTCCCGTTCATTCGCTACCTGATCGCGCACACGGATCCGCAGCTGCCCGACATGCCGCCATCGTTCGCGAAGGTGGTCTCGGCCTACATGGCCAGGGAGCTTGCCTGGAAGTACGACCCCGATGCAGAGGAAATGGTCCAGACAAAACTGGAGCAGCGCATCGAGGTATCGAAGGCCGTCGAGATCAGCAACGCGCCACAGCAGCGAGGCTTCACACCGGACATCCTGACCGACACACTCCGAGCCATCTACAACGATTGCCTGCAGATCCTGGACCTGGCGCCGATCGTCAGCAACACCGACGACAGCCTGGCAAAGAACCGGATCTCGATCGCGCTCGACAACGGCCTGGTCGGATCCGTCCTCGAGGACACCTCCTGGAACTTCGGCCTGCAATCGGACCAGCTGTTCCACGATCCATCGATCGATCCGCCCTGGGGCTACGAGTTTGTCATGGCCCTGCCGGCAGACTGGCACCGGATCAACGGCGTCTATGTCGACTCGCTGATGAAGACCCCGCTGCGAGATTACATCCAGCAGCTGGACCAGGGTACCGGCAACACGCTGATCTACTCGAGTCAGCAAATCATCTTCGTCGAGTATGTGAGCAAGGCCTTCCTGACCGACTACGACAACTGGCCCGACTACTTCAAGCGCCTGGTCGCTGCCAGGATGGCGCTCGATGCGAACATACCAGGCGGCAACAAGGAGCATGCGATCGCCCAATACACCCAGCGGCGCCGTGAGGCATTCAGCACCAACGCGATCAACGGTGTGCCGAAACGCCTGGCCCTGGGTAGCTGGAGTCGCTCGCGCCTCTTTGCGGGGAACATCAATAGAGATCGTCCATAATGGCCTCAACGATTGGGAAGGGCCTATTCAACAAGTTCAACCGTGGAGAGATCTCGAAGGACGCCTTTGCGCGTGAAGATGTAACACGGATCGAAAACTCCTGCGAGGTGATGGAGAACTTCTCGCCCGAGCGCCTGGGTCCGATGTCATTCCGACCAGGCAGCGAGCAGATGGATTTCGACCCGAACGGGATCGCTCACACCACCGATGACGAAACTCTCCTGGTACCATTCGCCACATCGATTGACGACCCTGCCATGATGATCTTCGCCGCCAACAATGGGGCGCCGACGATCGATTTCATGAGGGCCAACATCTTCGAGTTCTTCGAGCGGGTCCTGACCACGACCGTCTGGCTCGAGGGAACCTTCGATACCCCGCTCGGTACCGGCTGGACCGCTGCCGATGTGGGTGGAGCTGTGAGCATCATTGCAGGTGGCGAGCTGCTGATGACCGGCACCGGCACCGACGAGGCGAAGGTATTCCAGACATCAAGTAGCACCCAGGCCAACACACCACACGGATTTTTCTTCGTCGTCGACAAGGGCGAAGTACTCTGTCAGATCGGCACCGGTGGCGTCGACTCGGGGAACCTGTTCGAGGGCAAGCTGCAGATCGGCTACCATCACATCGAGGTCGAGTCCGATGCCTCGAGCGACATCACCGTCACCCTGTCGTCCGCGAACATTCGCCAGGCCAGGATGCTCGACGCCGAACTCCAGGGAAACACCACACTCAGCACCCCGCTCGAGACAGCATTCCGAGTGGACATCATGGGCAGCGCAACCCAGGCCCTGCAGATCCTGCGGTCGCTCCGGTGGGCGCAGTCAGCTGACATCATGTACTTCTGTGGTGGTCGCGACTTTGTCACCGGTAACCAGGGCTGGCTCCCATTTGAGATCAAGCGGTGGAACCCGACCAGCTTCTCGGTCCAGAGATTTGTCAACGTCTTCGGTCCCTACGAGATCATCAACATCGGCAACACCACGATGGAACCCCAGGGCAACATCGATGGCAACATGACCGTGGCACCCTCGAGGCCGTACTTCGAGGCTGCGCCGCCGGCGTTTGGATTCGGCGACCTGGACTATGGCTTCGGTACCCTGTTAAAGATCGCGGTCAATGGCCAGATCCAGAGCGTCACCGGATCCGCGAATGGCACCTCGACCCAGGGCGTATTCGTCTTCGGTACCGGCGATGCCAGGAACATCGATGTCTCGGTTGTTGCTGATGGAACCTTCGCCAGCGTCCAGCTGCAAAAGTCCTTCGATGAGATTACCTGGCAGGCGGTCCCTGGTGAGGACTACTCGGCCAACACTAACAAGACATTTAATGACGGCCTCGATGCAGCCGAGATTTTCTATCGCCTTTCGATCATAGACAACACCGGCACCGCGACCACGTTTACCCTGCAGATCGATTACGCCTACGGCACTCTCGAGAGCCAGGGCCGCATCGTTGAGAACGACAACAACCAGGACGTCGAGGTCGAGTGGTACATTCCCTTCAACGGTCCGACCGGCGTCGAGTACCCTGACTGGTTCGTAGGATCCTGGGGCGGCAAGCGCGGCATGCCCACGGCTGTCGCCTTCCATGAAGGCCGTCTGTGGTTCGCCGGCGGCAACCGGATCTGGGGATCCGAATCAGATTTCTATGAGTCCTTCGACACCTTGATCGAGGGATCCAGCGCGTCGATCAAACGCACGATCGGCTTCGGCGCCGCCGAGCGGATCCACTGGCTTGCACCGTCTGCCAGGCTGGTTGCCGGTACCGCGATCGCTGAGATCGACATCCGGTCTTCTGCCTTCGGTGAAGTGCTGACACCCGAGAACACCAACCTCAAGGCTGGCTCGGACATGGGTACCGCGGACGTTGTGCCGATCGTCCTGGACAACGAGATCCTGTTCGTCCAGCGTGGCGGCAGGAAGCTGATCGGCATCGACTTCGCCATGAGCGCCGAGAAGCATTCGGTCGAAGATTTCAACATGCTCAACCAAACTATACTGCGTGACGGCAACGGCGTGGTCCAGGTCGTGTTCGCCAGGAACCCCGAGACCCGCGTCTACATCGTGATGAACGATGGCACCATGCGGGTCCTGCTGCGCGACATCACCGAGGGGATCCTGGGCTGGTCTCGCATTACCATCCGAGACAATGCCGGCGCCCAGGAGAACATCGTATCGATGGCCGTGCTGCCGAGCGAAGACGAGGACGAGGTGTGGATCACGACCGACAACTCGAAGGTCCTGAAGTTCGCACCATTCAGCCTGGCCGAAGGGCAGAGCGACTCCAGGCACTTCGATTCATTCCAGTACTTCCTGTCACCTGGCAGCACGACCCTGACACTGCACAGCATCCCGAACGGCGACACGGTCGCTGCCTGGGTCGACGGCACCAATGTCGGGAATTTTGTCGTCAGTGGTGGCCAGATCACCGGCGTCACCGGCGCAGACACGGCAACCAATGTGACGGTCGGCTACCAGTACGAGGCCACCTACCTGTCCAACAAGTTGACCGACTTCGCGGACATCGCGGTCGTGGCCCAGCGCAAGCGGATCATCAACACCGGTCTGCTGATGAGGAACTACGTCGACGGTGTGGTCACTGTCGGCTTCGACCTGAACAACCTGGTACCACTGCCGACCATCGAGGACGGCAAGGCCACCGTGCCTGGTACCGGCGATTACGATCACTTTCCATTCCCGTATAACGGCACGAGCGAGACCGATCCCAGGATCGCGATCAAAGCTACCGGACCAGTCAAAATGCTGGCCTACGTTTACGATGTTAAAGACACCGCGTCGAAGACGCCAACACCAGGGGGAGCGCAATGAGCTGGGGCGCACTAATATCAAATGTCGGGCAGAGTTATATCTCGATGAACGAGGCCTACAATCAATCGAAAATCATCGCCGCTCAGAGCAAGCTCGACTCTGTCCTGGCTGGCATCGAGGCCAACCAGTTGCTACGCCAGGCCACCTCGATCGAGAACATGGGAGTCAAGGCCGCACAGATCGAGCAGTACAAGACCAGGGTCGTTTCATCCGATGCGACCGCGGCCATGGCTGCAGGTGGTGGCGTTGTGGATCCAGAGATGCTGGCCAAGATCAAGCAGCGCGGCGACTACAATTCTATGTCGGCCATCTTCGATGCCAGGACCCGAGCGATCGACCTGCGTCATCAATCCAGGATGACCCGCATCGGCGCCAGGTACGATGCCGGCGCGTCCAAACGATACGGCTCTTCAATCAAGCGCCAGGCTGTGGTCGGTGCGGTCTACAATTCCATGGACATGTTCGCCAAGGCCTACAAGCCGAAAGGTAAGAGCGTGTCGACGTACAAAGCCCCAGGCTTCGAGAGGCGATAATGGCCAGCATTCCAACAGCAGATGAGCTGGGGATCCGCTCCCCAACGGCGACCCCGACTGCTGCCAAACAGACCAGGATCAGCATGCGGAAGGACCTGGCAGCTGTCGACCAGTCTGCCGCCAAGAAGGGCGCCAAGGAGTTTGGTGAGAGGGTAGCGAACGAGGAACTCGCGAAGGCCGAAGTCCAGTTCCAGATCGGTACGATGGCCGAGGCCAACAAGTACAAGGACGACCAGGACTTCGACACCATCGAAGAGCGTCACGCTGCCGGCATGCAGGACCAGCTCGGCAAGGCATCGGCCAACATCTCCAGCGCCGCTACTCGAGCGTTATTCATCGAGCGCGGCCAGCTGGGTATGGAAAAGGCCAACGCCATGATTGCTAAGAAGACCACAGATAAAAAGAACGATCGTGAGCGCGGCTACATGGCCAACGCCGTCGACCTGATGGTGAAGGGTGGCATGGATCTCGAGTACGGGGATCCCGCCGAGGCAGCTCTCGGTATCAGGCTGTCGCTCGACTCGATGGTTGAGCGCAATGTGATCTCTCGAGAGGACGCCGAGCAGACCATACGGAAGTCCCAGCTCGACATGGCCTACGGCAGGCTGAAGCAAATGGATCCAGCACAGCAGCTCGCGATCCTGAACAGCACGGACAAGAAGACCCAGGCCTGGCTGTCAAATGTGCCACCCGATGTGCTGCGCCAGCTGAAGGACCAGGCGACCGCCAAGGGAGAGAACAACATCGCCCAGGACTGGGCAATGGAACACCGCGGCGAGGACGATGCGATGGACCAGATGTACAAGGCGTCCGTGAAGGAAGATTGGGACGAATCCCTGACTGCTAAAACCCGCAT